GTTGTTATTTCCAAGTAATAAGTAAAACAGATCCAGATACATTAACAATTCTTAATATATCCCCTACACAAACAGTAACCGTTAATACTGGTTCAAAATTTGCTTTAGTAGGATATCTAGGTTCAACAGGTTATACAGGTTATACAGGTCAAAAAGGTGATACAGGTGACACAGGTCCAATCGGAGCCACCGGTCCTACAGGAGCTATTGGATATACAGGTTCTACTGGTCCGGGTTATACTGGTGTAACTGGATATACTGGTTACACTGGTTTTACAGGTTATACAGGTCCGGGTTATACAGGTGATACAGGTTACACTGGATATACTGGTTTTACAGGTTACACTGGTTATGCAGGAAACACTGGTGACACAGGTCCTACAGGATGTACAGGGTATACAGGTTATACTGGTTACACTGGATCTACTGGATCTACTGGTCCAGGTTACACTGGTGACACAGGTTATACAGGTTTTACAGGATATACTGGTTATGCAGGAAACACTGGTGACACAGGTCCTACAGGATGTACAGGTTATACCGGATACACTGGTGACACGGGTTTTACAGGATATACAGGATACACCGGATACACTGGTGACACGGGTTTTACAGGTTATACAGGATATACAGGATACACCGGTGATACCGGATACACTGGGTATACGGGCCCTACGGGCCCACACGGTATAGGAATTACTGGTTCAGGATTTGGTTCAATCCTATTAGGACAATCTGGTGCTTCTGGAAACGTGTATTATAATGATATTTTACAAGTTACAGATAATCAAACCATCGAAATATCTGGAAATGTTTTACCAACTTTATCAAATGCTTTTAATTTAGGTTCAACAGGACAAAGTTGGCAAAACATTCATCTTGGAGGAACAGGTACAAGTAATCTTTATTTTAACGATAGTTATTTACAACAAGGAATCACTGGAAGTGAAAATGATCCATCCATTTATACCAATTCTTCTTTGATTCCAAGTACAAATAATACATTAACTTTAGGTTTAACTGGAGCACGTTGGAAAGAAATTTTTATTGGGCCAGGAACATTAAATATTTCTGGACCTTCTGGAACTACTGGTGTAGCAACCTTAGGGTCGGATGCATTTGGTATTGCTTATACAGAATTTGGATTTGCAAGTCCTTTCTTGAACATAGGTGCTTCACAATTACTACCTCAAATCGGCGGGGGATGGAAAATTGATGCAACTGGAACACCAGGTATAGATTATGATTTGGTAGCACAAGAATTAGAAGAAACCGGAGGAGTTACCGGACCAGTTTATTCATTGATTTTTGGAAATACAGGAAATACAGGTTCTACAGGTTATACAGGTTTTACTGGATACACAGGTTATACAGGATACACAGGTTTTACAGGCCCAACCGGTCTAGTAGGTCCAACAGGTAGTGGATTTACATTATTGGGAGCAACTGGTTATTCTGGATATTCCGGACCGATTTCAACTGGTACTACAGGAGTTGCGTATTATTTGGATACTTTTAATCTAGAAGTCAATGTTACCAATCCAAATGAAAAAATTCTAGTGTATGGAGTTTTTCAATCCATTAATACAACGTCCATTAATAATCTTTCAGCAACGATTATGAGAAGCACAAGTATAATGTCTGGAACTACTTTTAATTCTGCGAATACTGTTAATTTAGCTAGTCACACCAATATAGATGTTCAATATCCAGAAATAGATGTACCATCCTCATATAACACATTATTAACCTCTTTATGGTCATTCAGTGGTCTCACATCAGGTGGTGGAGATCGTGTAAATGCAGTTACCTCAAATATGCAATCAATTGATTATAATATTGGTGGAACAGGAATTTATTATTATGCAATTCGTGTAAGTACTGATAGTAGTTATTTAAGTGAGAGAAATATAGAATTATTTGCTATTAATTTAGGTTAAATAGTAGATAGATATATTTGAAGTTTTTTCCTTTTTTATTTTCCTTTTTCTTTTTTTCCTTTTTTATTCCTTTTTTATTCCTTTTTTATTCCTTTTTTATTCCTTTTTTATTCCTTTTTTATTTCCTTTTTTTTCCTTTTTTTTTATTTTTTGTCTTTATAAAAATAAAAAATAATGACAAAGATACAAATATTCATCTCTACAAATAACCATTAGAAGGCAAAGGCCCATTCTCAATAAATTCCCCACTCATTAAATAACGCGAAGGATAATTCATTTGCATCGGTAAACCGACGTCTTCATATCGGTCTTGAAATAATTTATTTCCCACATTCCATTTGGTTCTCCACGTATTTATCCCGTGATTAGGTTCCGCCGGTTTTCCCAATACTTTTTTTCCGAAAAATTTCGCCTGAGTTCCCATATCACTAGTTAATTTTGAATATTGAGGCGTCAAATAACTCAGTTTCCCTGCATCATTCTGCCCTCTTACATAACTGGAAGAAGGTTTTGGAAAAATTTGATAAGGACGGCAACCAGGACAATCAATATCCGCCGTACATTGTTGTCCGGTTAAATAACAACGCGCACTCGGTCCACATTTATTTTGACACGAGACCGTAGTGGTTAAAGGCAAATCAACAGTATGACTAGTTAATGGACTACCAGTATCTTGAATACCATTTGGGAAAAAAGGTTGCATATAAGGATCAAAGGCTTCTTGACCTATATATCCATTTTTGATTAAATAATCTCCCCATTGAATGATTCCTACCAATAAAATCAAAGAGAGAAACATTAGAAAATAAATAAAATACTCCTTTTTCATTCTTTATATAAAACAATATTTTTTTATTAAAAAAAAGATTCCATAAATTAAATTATTCTTTTATTATAAGTAAATGTCTTCCACTTCTAATAATGATTCATTGATTCAAGATACTACGAATCTAGATTCAGGAAATACCGATTCAACTGAAGAAAACACTAGTAAAGAAACCGTCGAAAACACCATTGCTTTTTTTAATAGAATGATGTATCAATTACTCAACTTATTTATTGTTCTTTTGGTAGGAACCGCCATTTTATACGGCTGTAAAGTATCCCAATCCAATATTTTACCCACTGATCTCCAATGTTTTCCTTATACATCTACGGAAACTTCTGTCAAAGAAATACCGATCAATATGAATACCACTTATCTAAATGGGGGAAAATATTCCCAAAAGATCTATTTTCCTTATGAATATAACAAAAATAACTCTCTTTTGGATTTCTTAAGAAGAATCAAGGAATCGCCGAAAGCGACTTCTGTTGCCGCTTTTTTAGTAGATGTCGTAATGAGTTTTATTCAATTCAACTATTCTTTAACCAATGGTTTTTATAGTATATTAAACACCTATTTACCCGAATCCATCATTCTTCTTTTTAGTCCCTTTTTCCTTCTTCCTTGTTTCCTCTTTTTCATTTTTCTCGATTTCTTTTATTTTATGTATGCTTGGTTTAGAAATATGTCGTGGTTGTTCAAGCAAAATATCAATAATACTGATACGGGAAAACCTATTTGGAAATCCGTCGATTTATTAGAACCATTCAATTATTTTTTCTCTTGGTTTTTACTTTTCCTATTTTTTTGGATTTACATTCTAGGATTTGGATTTATTTTTTCGATCCTATTGTTAATTTCTTTAACGTATACTTTCTTTACCCCTTTGGGAATTACGGGATTTACCAAAATCAATAATGCATTTCATAAAATATCCCTGTTCCAATTTTTCAAGGACATCTTGAAAGATAAAAAACAAATGATTATGATCATTTTTTCCATTATTACGGTTCTCTCTTCTTACACTTATTTCAATTGGATTGTAAGTATTATTTTTATCTTGATCTTGGTTCTTTTCTGGTTCGGAATCATCCCCAATAATTTGTATATTAATAACATCCCCGAAAATTTATCCAAAGTTGCTAGTTACAATGTCGCACAAAAAACGTGTAATGAAACCAAGAAAACGGTTTTAAGCAATGTATGGAATCTTTTTCGACCTCCGAATCAACAAAGGGGAGGCGATTCCTCAGAAGGCGAATTTATCCATTCTTTGAAAAAACTTAGTAAACGCTTAAATATCAATGTATAAATCGAGAGATAAATATTTTGAATATTTATTGTAGAAAAAAGAAGAAAAGAAAAAAGAAAGAAAAAAGAAGAAAAGAAGAAAAGAAAAAGCAAATAATAATATAAAAACGTTTTTTATTATTATTTAAATGGGTAAAAATAATAATAATAATAAAAACAAAGGTAAACCTGAAAGAGATTCAAATCCTTCTCTCTATCCGAAAGTCAGTCTTTGTACTCCTACTTTCAATCGTCGTCCCTTTATTCCATTTATGATCAAATGTTTCGAAAACCAAACCTATCCAAAAGACCGTGTTGAATGGATAATCATCGATGACGGTACGGATAAAATCGGGGATTTAGTAAGCCATATTCCTCAAGTCAAATATTTTGCTTACAATGAAAAGATGACGCTAGGGAAAAAACGCAATTTAATGCACGATAAATCAACAGGTGACATTCTTGTTTACATTGATGACGACGACTATTATCCTCCCGAGAGAATTAGTCACGCGGTAACGACTTTACAAAAAAACCCAGAAGCCTTATGCGCTGGTTCCAGTGAAATGTATATTTATTTCAAACATATTAAAAAGATGCTTCAATTTGGACCATATGGTCCCAATCACGCAACGGCGGCTACCTTTGCCTTTCGTCGACAATTATTGCAACAGACAAGATACGAAGAAACCGCTTGTTTGGCAGAAGAAAAACATTTCTTGAAAAACTATACGATTCCTTTCGTTCAATTGGACCCTTTGAAATCAATCTTGGTTTTCTCTCATAACCATAATTCCTTTGATAAGAAAACATTATTAAATCAGTCTACAAATAATCCTTTTATCAAAGAAACCGTAAAAACGGTCGATGATTTTGTCAAAGAACCGAAAATCAAGAATTTTTTTATGGAAGATATTGACAAATTATTGGATGATTATCAACCAGGAAGACCAGAAAATAAACCAGATGTTACCAAACAATTAGAAGAGATGCGCGTTCAAAGAGAGAAAATGATGCAAGAACAAATCAAAAAGCAACAAGAGCAACAGCAACAACAACAGCAACAGCAACAGCAACAATCTTCATCCAATTATTTGAACGCAATGATTAATTATGAGAAGAAAAATAATGAACTCAAGTTAGAAAATGACCTATTGAAAGATAAAGTAATTTATCTGGAAGAAAAAATAAATAAAATCATAAGAGAAATGATTGAATTGAAAATATTATATAATAGCAAAAATAATATTTAAAGATAATTTGACGAATTGAATTATAAGAAAAAGCCTTTTTCAAAAACAAATGTACTACGACGACAGATTCCATCCAGTTGATAGTAATGATTTAGACGATTATGATTCAAGACGTAATCATACCTTGCAAAATTTAAAATCATTAGATAAAAATTATCATAAATATAAGAAAATGGTTACCGTTGAGGATGAAACCGGATATCGATCACAGAAAAAAGTCTTGATTGAATATTATGCTTCCGGTCAAACAGGAAATTATATTCGAAACGCTCAAACTGGAGTTTCTACCAAAGATATCGTTGGCTCGAAAAGTGAAGATTTCTATTTTAAAATAACACTCGGTAATTCAAATCATCTTTTTTATGATTCTCCGGAACAATATGAACGTCATCAACACGAGAAGTTATCTATGGAGATTAAGGAAAAATGGGCGAAAAAGAGAATACTTTTTGAGAAATCGATAATAAAATAAAATAAAATAATAGAATAATGTCTTTATCTATTTTTCAAGATGCAAGCCCAACGCCTTTGATTTATACCGAATTAGGAGAAAATCAATTCACAAATATTTTACTTATTGATCGTGAAGTAAATAATTATCAACAATTTACAGATTCTGTAAATTCTTCTACTTTTCCAATCGTTTATTCAAAAACTTCTTCAAAAACTGAACTTTTAACTCTATTACAAACCAATTTTACTATAATTAATAGAATAGGCGTTGTTTTTACTTCAAGTTTAGGAAATCCAAAAATGTTTTTGGATCGTAAATCCTTATTTAATGAGGATGAGGAAATTGAACCATATAGTGAAAATGTTCAATTCATTTTAAATCTAATCAAAGAATTCCAAGTGAAAAACATTGATTTTTTGGCTTGTGATACGTTAAATTATTCAAATTGGGTCAATTATTATCAAATTTTATCACAAAATACAGGAGTCGTCGTATGTGCATCAAATAATAAAACAGGTAATATTAAATATGGAGGTGACTGGGTAATGGAATCCACAAGTCAAGATATTGAATATGTTTATTTTACCAAAAGTATAGAATATTATCAGTATTTGTTGGATAGTTCAGTATGGTCAACTGGATATAATGGTGATATAGGTCAAATGGTATTTTATGGTGGTTATATGTATTTTCCTAATTATAACACAAATACTATTATACAAGTCAATTTAAATGGTACCTTTAATAATATTTCTTGGGCAACAACTACCCAAGGATTAAGTGGTCCAGACGGTTGTACTGTTAGTGGTAATTATTTATATGTAACAAATGTTACTAATAATACCATTAGTAAAATAAGTTTAACAAATCCAACAAGTGATTTTACCACTTCTTGGGCAACAACTACACAAGGATTATCACGTTCTGCTATTACAATCGTCGGTGATTATTTATATTCAGTAAATGCTAACACCGCAACTATGTCTAAAATAAGTTTGACAAATCCAACAACTGTTTTTACCACATCTTGGGCAACATCTGCACAAGGAGTAAGTTATTCACTTGGTATTACATACTTTAATAATTATTTTTATTTATCAGTTATTGGAGGTAAAATTGCTAAAATAAGTTTGACAAATCCAACAACTGATTTTGATGCTAATTGGGCAACATCTGCACAAGGATTAAATAACACGGTATGTGTTACAATAAAGGATAATTATATATATGCATCAAACTATACATTAAATACTATTTGTAAAATAAGTTTGACAAACCCAACAACTGATTTTAATAGTACTTGGGCAACATTTAATACATCAGGAACTAATACAGGTGTAGACCGTCCTTGGGGTTTAACAACATATGTTAATGATTTGTATGTATATAACGGTACTCCAGATAATATTTTACAAATAAATCTTCCTATACCATCTTTGCCTTGTTTCAAAGAAGGAAGTAAAATCTTAACCGACCAAGGATACAAACCCATTCAAGATTTGAGAAAAGGTGATTTAATCAAAACCTTGAAACACGGCTATTTACCCATTGATATGATTGGTTTTAGAGAAATGGTACATCAAGCATCGAATGAACGCATACAAAACCAGTTATATCAATGTTCCCAGAGTGAATATCCAGAAATCTTTGAACCTCTTGTTTTAACCGGTTGTCATTCTATCTTGGTAGATTGGTTAACCCAAGAACAAGGAGAGAAAACCATGAAAGATTTTGGTCGTATTTTTATGACTGATGATAAAATAAGATTAATAGCTTATTTAGATGAGAAAGCAACCGTGTACGAAGTTCCTGGTAATTATACTATTTATCATATCGCTTTGGAAAATGAACATTATACTGGAAACTATGGTATTTATGCAAATGGACTTCTCGTAGAATCGTGTTCCAAGCGTTATTTAAAAGAAGAATCTATTATGGAATTGATTGAATAAATAATAAAATTAATGTAAATACAAAATAACATATAACAATATATTATATGTTATTTTTCCCTTTTTTATATACTTTTGTTACGACATTTTACAGTAATATTCGTAAAAAAATTCAACAAAAGAACGGAATTTATTATTCATTGAATGACGATTTTGATCCCTTTATACCCTTTCATTCAAATTTTACAAGTGATTCAAATTTTACAAGTGATTCAAATTTTACAAGTGATTCAAATTTTACAAGTGATTCAAATTTTACAAGTGATTCAAATTTTACAAGTGAATTCATCAAAGATTGGAATGAAGAAGAAGAAAAAGAAAGAAAATACAAAGTCAATGCAGAAATCTTAAAAATCCGATTGTTTTTTATCAAAAAAAGATTCCTTTCTTATCTGGAAAATCCCCACGTTTCCACGGTTTCAAAAACTACCTTGATAAAAAAATATGACAAAAAAAACACGATTTCGAATCAAAAGATGAAAAACGGAGGATTATTCAAAGATTTTGATGAAATTTAATCATTCATTCTTCAAAATCCTCCATATCCTCTTCCAAGTCAATCGTCTCCTTATCATCTTTAATATTATTCTCCAAAAAACGATAAATCCTCTGAATATTTAATTTACTAATTTCATAGTTTTCAAAAAGAGGCAATACTTCATTGAAATCCTCGTGTTTTTCTTTTAATTCCGTAAAATATGTAATTAAATCTTTTTTATCCATACTCAGTTGATTACATAAATATTGAATAAAGAGAAAATTATTATATTCGGTCGAATATTTGGTCAAAACTTTCGTGAATCGAATCTCCATATCTTTATTGTCACGTGTATAAACATTTTTAAATTGCGACAAATTATCGTGATATAATTTATGATTATAAAAGGTTTTGATTAGAGAACTCATTTCATTGAATTGCCAGATTTGATTTTGAAACGTGATTTTATCAATGTAATCAGAAAAACACATATTTTCCAATTGTTTCAAATAGAAAGGAATCGTGATTTCGATCTTTTGGTTTTCCAGACTATTTACTACATTTTCGTGCCATAAAAGGCCGATAATGGTTCTCTCCGTTTCATTAAGAACCACAATATGTTCTTGAATCGGATGTAAATCAATCATTAAATTTCTTACCGTTTCTTTAGAGTTTTCATTATACAATTTTAAACAAAAAATATGTTTTAAAATATCATAAATCGGTTGATTTTTGAATTTCTCATTTTGAAAAATATCGACAATCATCATTAATTTTCGAAAATCGTTTTGTATAAATTGAATCATATCATCCATATATAATTGATAAGAGGAATCGTTGTTTCGGAGAGAAGTTTTACGGATAAAATAGTCCAATAAATGGCCGATTTCTTTATTCGTGGGGGTTTTTAATTCGAGTGTATGGCAAACCTTGATTAACTCCTTTATTTTTTTATCGACGTAATAATTCCCGATAAAAATAATGGGGATCAAGGATATTTTTTCCATTTTTTGTTTCTTTGTTTTTTTCGGACGTATTAATTTGATCAGAGTATTCAATCCGCTTTTATCCCCGGTATTCATTGCATCAATTTCGTCGATGAAGATGATATTTTTTTTGGGTTTTTTATGAAACATACTAATAACACTATTACTCGAAATATTATTATTGAGAATTTCATCTAAGATCGATTTATTTTTGATATCTCCGACATCGTAATAAATGATATTATAATTCATTTCTTTCAAAATATTTTTCATAAAAATAGTTTTTCCAATCCCCGAATTCCCATAAAGATAAATGCCTCTTTTGGAATGAATATTGGATATCTCAATGCCTTTTAAAAACGTTTTAATTTCTTCTACTTGAGAACTACGATTCAATATTTCGTTCCAATCCAGATTTTCATCTATTTTAGTTTGGTTTTCAGCTATCATCATTGAATGGATATACGTTGATAATTTAGATTCTTATATTCTTAACAATATTCTTTTTATGTTGATTTTTACCAATCCCTTGTTCTTTTAAAAAAGCGTTCAAAAAATTACGACAATTGGTTGAATCATTGATTAGACAGAAATCTTTCAAGAAATAGACATAATTGGAATAAACCGAATTTTTATAACGATAGTCGCGTATGCATAACCATCGTTTCCAATTTTCTCTGGTCATTTGTTCGAAAACAAAGGAATGATCTCTCCTTACGGTATCTCGAATATAGTTTTCATAATTGTTTTTTATAATCATCCTTCTTATGAAAGGATGATATAAGAGAAAATATTCTTTGCTACAAAAGACGATTTGGTTGAATCGAATATAATCTTTGATGTAATTTATTAAAACGTCGGGGAGAGAAATGATCCTTTCTAATAGATTCATTATTACTATATATTTATAAAAAGAGGTCCTATAAATATATATGACGGGTTGTTTTTAACTCCCTTTAAGGGGGGTGCACCCCCCTTATGATCCCCCGCTCGCCTTTTTATTTAGTTAAACTTTTAAATAGTTTAGTGTTAGATATCCCAAGGTTATCCCAAGGTATGTTTTGCTCCACTTTTCCAAAAGTGGAATCATAAGGGGGTGCAACCCCCTTAATTAGCAAGGAGGAGTGACTCCATAAGAGATTCCATCCCACGAGACCCCACACGATTTTGCCCAATTATATTTAGCACAAGTTGCATCGGAACCAGTGAAAACCGAAGTGTTAAAATTCATTGTTAAATACTCTTGTCCGTTTGTGGCTTTACAAGTTCCTAAATTTTTGACATTTACACAATTTTCCCCATTTCCTGAAGTATCGATCCAGTAATCGGGACAGTCTCCTACATTTGGAGGCCAACTAACATCTTGATGAGAATAAACTAAAGTAAAACTTATGAAAATGAGAGAAATAATAAGTATTACAATTGCCGAAATGATTACTATTTTTTGAAAGGATGCCATCTATATTATATAGTTTAGAAGATACTTTTCTCAAAAGTATATATATAAATATAAAAATAAAATGCAAAATATTGGATCCAACCATTCTCCCAAAGGTGCTTTAAATCCAATGAATACCAATTATCAGTCCAATGTAAATAATCAATTAAATGGTCGTGTAGATATTAAAACCCCGAATACAAGTGATCTTTTTTCAATGTATGATAAAATTCCTGCCCATCAATGTTCGACTTTTCGTAATCCAACGGAAGGTTTATGGGACGATACGAATTTATCCATCGCCTTTTTCTCTCAAGCCAATATTCAAATCATTCAAAATGGGATACGAGCCGCCATTTATAAAAAGTCCAACGGACAATATTTTATTGGGGAACAAGATTGTGATTCTTTGAAAATTATTATGCGTAGTATTTTTTTACAATATTCTGCGAATCAATTACATCATATTGCAGAGCAAGTAGAGAATTTAAATAAAATGGTACTTGATTACTGTATTGAACAAGTCTATAGTGAAGCACAAGGATATATGAAATATTTGAATGATGTGAGTACACTTGCCATCCCGATTGCTCATCCTATAATGGCGGATAATACGGATCGTGAATTGGTTTTCAATGGGTGGTTCTAAGGGGAACCTTAGGTTCCCCTTTAACCCCTCCTCTTGCCCTTCGGGGATGAAAAACCAGGGTATTTTGGCGCGCGAGTTTCTACAAAGAAAATAACAATGATATTGTGCTTTGCGGAATATCATTGTAGATATGGTTGTAGATCGCGCGCCGAGTTAGTTAAATAAAAATATTAAAAACTGTAATATGGGGGTCGTAGGGGGGACTTCCGTCCCCCTACTATAAAATTGAAACACATTCCTAATGTTTTATAAATTAAAATCAAGTTAAGAAAATGAACGAAGGAGAGAAAATCACGATCGAAGAAATCGTCCTTCAACTATCCGAAAATTTCACTTGTATTATTCCTCGCGATCGATTGAGAGAATATAAAAAATTAGATTGGGGAGACAACGGGATTGGTGACCGTTGGGCCAATAAAAAATTCAATTACACTTCGATTTCAAAAGCAAAAAACAAAACCTATTCTGAAAATGACGAAGAAGTTTTACCCGAAGAATTAGTAGAAATCTTTTTAGAGGAAAATAAAGGAAACAAGGGAATTCTTGGTATCTTTGTCCATTCTCTCCGTACCAATATTGTGAAACGACCAATTCGTAAAGATATTGATAAAGCAATAAAACTTCATCCTTGTGTTTCGTGTGGTTCAAAAACAGATATCATTTGTGACCATAAAAATGATATCTATAATGATGAATCAGTGCTCGATACGGCAACTCAAACCATCGAGGATTTTCAGCCCTTATGTAATCACTGTAATTTACAAAAACGACAGATTTTCAAGGAGGAGGTTCGAGACCAGCGTATTTATTCGGCAAAAAATATGCAAAAATACCAGATTTTCCCCTTTGAATTTCCGTGGGAGAAAAAGGCATTTGATGTAAAAGATTTGACGACTAAAAAATATACTTATTGGTATGATCCAGTAGAATTCAATCGCAAACTTTATATTTATATTCAATGGATTCCTTCCTTAAAAATGATTAATAAATCAAAAATGATTTATCAAAATAAATAAATCAAAATAAAAGTATAAAACGTAAAACGTAGTAAAACAATATATATATTCTATTTTTTATATATAATGAATCTTTTAAAAATATTATGCATTTTATGGACATTCGGATATTCGAAATTAAATATAAAAAATCATTTTCTTCTCTCTAATGTAAAAGCGATAAAAACATTTTCTATTGCCGTAGGAACATCCGCATTGATTTTTACAAACCAACCTGACGCATCTGCGCTATCTTCTGGAAGTCGATCGGGCGGATCTTCTTTTAGAAGTTCTTCTCAAACATTTACTAGTCCTCGATATAATACACGTATGTATACACAATCCTATTCTCCCTTATATATTCCTTTTAGTTATGTTCCTGTAAATTTTGATGTAGTAGTCGTGGGAGCAGTTAGTTATGTTGTTTTTCAAGTTGTTTCAAACGGAATTCGTGGATCTTTGGGTTTTTTAGGTAATGAAGATTCTAAATCAACGATCATTAAATTACAAATCGCGGTTGATTCTGATTGGTCACAACAAGGAAATATTATTGAAAACCTTAATGAAATTACATCAAAATATAGTTCTTTTAATAAACCGTGTGATATCGCAGATCTTCTTTCAAAAGCTTCATTAGTAATATTAAGAAAATCATCCGACTGGAATTCAGCTTCTTATCAATCAGAAATGCTTGATATAAAAAAAGCAGAACTATATTTTCAAAAACTAACGATTATTGAACGAGCAAAATACGATAAAGAGATTATACCTTCTTCAATTCAAGAGAATAATGCCGATTTTTATAATAAAACGCAAGTCGTAGTTTCTCTTATTGTTGCTATAAAAGGTTCAAGTGATGCTTATCGAAAAAAAGAGATTATCACAATTGCGGAACTTCGTAGTTGTCTTGAGTCTTTAGCCTATGAAGCTCTTAATGATTCTGGAGAGAATATTATGGCCGTTGAACTCTCTTGGTCCCCAAGTGAAAGAGGTACACTTATATCTGACAGAGACCTTATCCAAGATTATCCAGAATTAATGAAATTATAACAAAAAAAAGATAGATATTGAATTGCCCCACTTTTTTCTTCAGTTTTTTGCTCCACTTTTTTCTTACTTCGTTGTAAAAAAGTGGAAAAAGTATTCCTTGGAAATTTCGCACCCTAAACATTTCCTTTTTTTATTTTTAGAAGCAATTGCAGTCGTTCCCGCCCCTAGAAAAGTATCCAATACCGTATCCCCCTCATTCGAATGTTTTTCAATCAAAGCTTCGAACAAGGCCAACGATTTTTGAGTTGGATGAATACGTCCTTTCCCTCCTTGGAAAGGGAAATGATAAATACCATTGTCGTAAGAACTATGAAAGGTTGGACTGCCATCTTTGACCCCTAATAACGCAATTTCACGAGCGTTTGTCAAATAATTCACTTTACTATTTCTTGGCTGCGGATTTGTTTTGACCCATTCAATCATTCGTATTTGTTTGAATTTATGTTTTTCCATTATCTCTTTCAAATAACTGATTTTCCATAAATCGAAAAAGAGAATCAGAGTTCCTCCTTTTTTTAAAACTCGGTAAAATTCGCCGATAAATTTATCTAGTGCATCCATTGTAAATTCAGAATCCCAGTCCCCGTAATCCGTTTTCACACCGTATTTTTTGCCGTAGATCGTACCGTATTTTAGATAGTTTTCCTTGTTTTCATCGGTTACGATTTGATTTTTTTCTTTGTACAAATGCCACTCCTCCTCCGATTTTATCTGGACAATTCCATTTTCTTCATTTTCCTTGATATGATTATAATGTTCATTCATTCCAGAGTCTTTGGAAATAATATAAGGCGGATCCGTTAAAACTAAATCAATGGAATTTTTAGAAATTTTTGATAAGTAAGACAATCCATCCGTATTTTCTATTTCCAATAAATCCATTTCTTTATGTTATCTTATCTTTATTTAGTTATCTACAAATGATTAAGTCATTTAAATAATCAATTTTCTAGCCACTTTTAAGAAAAGTGGCGCAAAATCTTAAGAAAAGTCATAAGCGAAGCGGAGAGCAAAATCCCCCGTTAAGTTTGTTAGATATTTTTATCTGTAAACACTCGTTTTTTGATGTACAATTCACTTATGACTTTTTTAAAAAGTTTACACAAAATATATCCCTCGTTTTTTGCTCCACTTTTTTTTAAAAAGTGGATATATATGTCCTTTTCTCAATGTCAAGAAGATATTTTTTTAAATGACCGATATTTTAAGAATAAAAGAAACGGAATCTATATTGAACTTGGCGCATTAGATGGGAATGCATATTCCAATACCAAATTCTTCGAAGACCAATTCAACTGGAAAGGAATTCTCATTGAACCCCACCCAAATATGTTTGAGTATCTAAAAAATAATCGACCCAATAATTTTCTTTTCAATGATTTAGTCAGTTGTCACGAAGAAGAATTAAAATTCAGATATTTTGTTCATTGTTATGCACCGGTATCTGGCGTAGAAAGTACGTTAACCGAACACCATTTTAAAGATTATTTTGATAATGAATGTAATCGACCTTTACCACAAGGTTCCGTAATGATGAAACCGAAAACCTTGACCGAAATCGTAAAAAGTACCGGCTTAGAACATATTGATCTTCTCTCTTTAGATGTTGAAGGACACGAGTATGAAGTACTTCAATCGTGGGATTTTTCAATCCCGATTGATGTGATTTTAATTGAAATGCTAGACCAATTCTCAGAAAAAGATGAATTATGTAGAAAATATTTGATTGAAAAAGGTTATCATTTTGACTGTAAATGTGCTCATAATGAAGTTTTTATTCGTAACGGTTTTAGTTATGAATAAATTAATTTTTCAAGACAAATATAACAGTTATATGCAGTAGTTGAAATGTGTCAATAGGTAACATTTTTAACTATATCTTTTCTTTGATTTGAAAAAATAGATACTACCTTTCACAATGACATAGGAAAAAAGAATGAATAACAAGATAAAATGAACGAGAGAGAAAGAATAAAAAAAGGAATATCCGGGTTCCACCTTTCGATCCAATTCCAGGTAATTTAAAAATCCATTGAACACTTCAGTAAATAAATAGACGTAGACCCAGTTTTTCTTATTTTCAGTATCTGGAAACAATTGATAACAAACGGGTTCATAAAACATATAATTGGTAAAAGATAGATTCGTATAAACATCCCAATCATAAATGGTGGTTTGGTCTACATCTAAAATCTGTCTTCTACATTCTTGGGTATAAATACACGCGTGTGTACCCATTCTTGCAAAAACCCATCGATTGTAATAATTGATGGGGACTTGTAAAGCGGGTAAACATCCTAAGCAATAAATAAAACTCTCTCTTTTTCCATTTCTCTCTTTCATAAATTCGGCAATGGCATCGGTGTTTTTGGAATCGTGTATTTTTGGATTAAATATAAAATCATCTTCTAAGACCAAAATGTTTTTATATCTTTTTTCTTCGGCGTCTTTGAAAACATTAAAAAAAGCATCAACTAAATCATAAGTTGATAGCTTTTTATATAAATCCTTTTTACATTTTTTAAATCCCTTGTTGAAAACGATAATGACTTTCTTACTCGGGTGGAAACTATGTAATTGTTCATAAATATTTGACAATCTACCATTTCCTTCTAAATGTAATATATAAGTGGCATCTACAGAATCATCTAAAAACCCTTTTTCAAAAACGATTTCTTTATAATTGTAACATGGTGACTCCATATCTATATGGTTAGAATAAATTTCAAAATTTTGAATTTGGATTCTGTTTATTTACCTTTTACACTTTTTTTTACATCACTCGTTTTCTTCACCGTTTTTTTGACTACCTTCGTCGATTCATTGATTGCAACTCGTTCTTCCTTGAATACCAAATATTCTCGACGTAAATGATCCAATTCTTCCAACCACATTTGTTGAATTGTCTTTGACATTGTATTTTTCAATTCCGTTTCTTTATTGGCGTGATCCTTTTCCAATCGATTCACATTTTCTTGAGAAACACTATCCATCGGCATTTTCACCAAGTATTTATACTCTTGATCCTCTTCCAAAACATCGTATCCGCGTTCTTTTAATAAACTATGAATTTCTTGTTTCGATTTTCTTCTCAAATCAATCGAACCATCCAAATTCTCCAAAATATAACGCTTTTTATTCGACAACAAAACCAATTCTTTATTCAAACAATGAATTAAATGTTCCTTTCTCTTTTGATACAATTCCAATCGTGTCCCAAAATAATCGTCAATAATTTCTTGAACGTTTTCATATTTCTTCAATTTATCATTGGCATCAAATAAATGCATATTGCTACTACTATTTGTCGTATATAATTTTAATAATTTTTCCAGTGCATTACAACCGTTGTCGATGACGGTCGATTCCAATTCTTCGATTTTACCCTTGGCAAAGGTAATGGTAAAATCTACATTGACATCTTTACTCATATCATCATAATCCTTGATCACAGAGGACAACTTTTTTCCGGCTTTGTCCACTGGATCTAGAAGGGATTCCAAATGTTCCTTGAATTTTTCAGTCCAAAAACCGACAGGTAATTCTGTCACACGAATTTTATCGGTTCCTACTTTTTCGTAAAGACCTTTGATTAAATATTTGGCTGGACTCGAACCTTGGATTTTTTCTACCGTTCCTTTGAAACCTTCCCAATATGGTTTGAATTCGACTGGACTTGGTGGTAATAAATCGGTTCCCAATTTACCCTTCAAATAATCAATGATTTCTAACGGATGATAACACATAATGTCGGTACTGAACCCTGTACCAATTCCCTTGGAACCATTGACCAATACCATTGGAATAATAGGCGCATAATAAATCGGTTCTACCAATAAGCCATCATCATCTAAATATTTCAGAACGGCATCATCCGCTTGAGGGAAAAGGGTTCTCGTCATTCGATTCAAGGCAGTAAATATATATCTTTCACTTGCACTATCTTGACCACCACGAATACGTGTTCCAAACTGACCAAGTGGTTCCAACAAATTAATATTATTTGAACCGACAAAATTCTGTGCCATTCCTACAATTGCAGCATTCAAGGAAGCCTCTCCGTGATGATAACCGGAATGCTCCGATACATAACCACTAAATTGAGCCACTTTGATTTCTTGAGTCAAGTTGCGCTTGAATGCGGAAAACAGGATTTTACGTAAACTGATTTTGAGTCCATCCATTAAATTCGGAATACTTCTGTCACAATCATATTTGGAGAAATGAATAAGTTCTTTATCAATAAACTCGTCATAGGTGACCGATTTTTTACTCGTATCTAAGTAAGATTCACGATCATATTTTGCCAACCAATCTTTACGATCATCCGCGCGTTTGTCATTGAAAACCATATCAATCGAATTACTACTGGTTTCTTCATTGAATTCAAACCCAACCATCTTTTTATTTTCGAAATATTCACGGAATTCTTTCCCAGTACTTGTTCCCAACCCCTTGTAATATTTGATTTTCCAACTATTCACAAACGATTCTGGATTCTCTTTTTTCCAATGTTCATATTCACCTTCGTTGTAAAACAACAATTCTTTATCCGCCTTTCTCGCTTTTAAAATAGGGGTATTCATAAAACCAATGAAATCAGGAATTCGAGTAAGTGTAGGCCATTGATCTTGAAATAAATTGATTCCAAGACCTTTGATATGAGATCCATCGCGATCTTGATCGGTCATAAAAACGATTTTACCATATCTCAAACATTTATGAACCTCCGTCAAATCCATATATTCCTTTCCGGTCTCTAGACCCAATATTTTCTTGATTTCTGCGATTTCCTTGTTTTCATTGATTCGTTTGATATTTTCACCGCGGACATTGAGAATCTTTCCCTTCATCGGATAAACCCCAATGGTATTTCGATCCTCTGCTGAAAGTCCGGAGATAATACCTGCTTTCGCTGAATCTCCTTCACAAAAGATAATAATACAATCCTTGGATTTATCAGTTCCTGCCCAGTTCGCATCCACTAATTTTGGAATACCGCGAATATTCTTACTTTTGGCTCCATCGGTTTTCTTTGCCATTTTATTTTCCTTTACTTCCGTAAGCGCACAAGCGGAATCCATTACACCCATTTTCGCAACTTTTTCAATGAATTTATCACTTACTGTACAAGTAGAGCCGAATTTGGCCATTGGTGTATTCATAAAATCTTTGGTTTGACTATCAAATGCGGGATTCTCAATATCACATCTTAAAAAGAGAATCAATTGTTCTTTGATAGAATTCGCATTCACTTTCATCTTACGTTTTTTTTCAATGTATTCGACCAATTTTCGCGTGATTTGACCCAATATATACTCTACGTGTTTTCCGCCTTTATACGTATTAATACCATTGACAAAAGAGATTTGAATAAATTCTTGGCTAGGCGAAATGGCTACAGCATATTCCCAACGTTCATTCGCTTCTTCATAGACTCTCGCAGTTGTTTCTTTGGAGCCAATATAAAGATCAATATATTGCTGGAAATTCTTCGTGGCGATTACTTGTCCATTGTATTTGACCTTGATTTGTTTATCGGTTACTGCCGAAATATCATAAACGCGTTTCTTTAACATTTGGATCAAGTCTTCAGTAAGACCTTCCGGAATTCCGAAACGTGTATAATCCGGTTTAAACGTGATTTTAGTATAAGGTTTGGCAGATTTACATTTGGTTATGACCGGTGGGCAAATTTCATCCAAATTGTTTTTGAATTCTTGTTTATACTTTAATCCTCTCACGTGATCAACCGTTTCAATGGAACCATATGTTGACCAGATCAAAACTAACTTGAATCCAAATCCGTTTTTTCCACCAACAATTTTCTTTTCGGTTTTATCGTAATTGGTTGAAGTACGTAAATGACCGAAAATTAATTCAGGAATCCAGATTTTATATTCGGGATGTTGTGCAACATCAATTCCATTCCCGTCATTTTGCATAATAATGGTTCCATCTTGTTCAATGGTTATCTCAATATTGGATACTGGAATTGCATTTTCTACTTTATTTAGAACGGCTTGGGATTGACGTATCACGTGATCGCGACAATTGACAATACCTTCATCGAATAATTTGAAGAGACCGGGTATATATCGGATATTTTTTTCTATGATTTTTTTATGGTTTGCTTCCTTTTCTTCCAAAATCCACATATCTGCATCGACATTTTCTACGGAACCAATGTAGGTATCCGGATTATCTAAGATATGCTGTTTGTCGGTTTTTTGCTGATATTTGTTGGTTAAATCGGTTTCCACTTTTGACTTCATCTTTCTTATAATTTAAGTTTCTTATTATTCTTCTTGTTCTAGTTTATTCCACTGTTCTATTTAAATCAATTTTTTACACCCTTGAACATTTATAATAGGACGCCTCCCGAAGGGAAGGCGTCCCGCAAGATGTAAAAGGGCAACCGTTACCGATAAATCAGTTGAAAGGCAATCCTCCTTAGGAAGATTGTTCCATTTCAAATGTTCATCGGTTTATATTATTTTATGCGCCTATAATATACATTATAAAATGTCAACTTATTCAAATGATATAAACACAAACACCAATACAAGCACGGACACGGACACGACCAATACAACTAATACAACAAATGGAAACGCCAATTTAAAACAAGATAAAAATAAGGTTTGGATGGATCAATTAAATAAATTTTTAGTAGATAACGACATTGTTGGAACCGCTGCTGGTGTATCCATTGCTCTTGCAACAAAAGATGTGATTCAATCGTTAGTAAGTGATATTATTATTCCAGGTATTATCTTTTTATTATTAAAATTGAATATTGTTTCTTTAACCAAATTCTTAATGATGCCTGGAAAAACAAAGTTTGATTGTATTAATTTTATCAAACAATTTATTACTTGGATATTTATTATTGTTATTACTTATATTTTTGTAAAAGTTGCTTTTGAAGGGTTGCTTGGTGTTAAGGGGTAGGGGGACGGAAGTCCCCCCTTCCCTACGGGATACCCCCACATTGTGAAGGACAAAGACTTTTTGGCGCGCGAGTATCTACAAAGAAAAAGACAATAATATTATGCTTTGCACAATATTATTGTAGAGATAGTTGTACAGTCCGCGCCGAGTTATTTAAATAAAAAGCAAGGAGGGGGACGTAGGGGGGACTTCCGTCCCCCTACCCCTTAATTTTTTACCTCTTTTATATAAGATAGAAAATAGAAAATAATGAGATCTTATCAACATTTTACTCCTGGACGAAGATCCAATGCGTCGAAATTAATTTTATATAGTCAGTTACAAGAGGTAAACGTGTGTCCAAATTTTACTTGTGGAAGTGAAAATCTTACTAGTAGTTCCTTTGATTCAAATTCAAATGTTTCCAATATTTCAGGAAATCGACGAATCGCCCAAGTGATTTCTTCTACTTTAGGCGGAAAAATCCATTTTGGCAATTTTTATTTGAATGAACCAATTAATGTAAATTATTTAGGAAGAACTCCCGGACAACCGGGGGGGTCGGGGAGGCCTTTACGTAACTAGAGTAGGGGGACGGAAGTCCCCCGCCCTACGGGAGATCCCCACCTTGCAGTTTAGATTGTTAACTCGGCGCGGGTTCTTACATAATTTATACAATCGTTTTTGCTACGCAAGATCTTTGTCAATATTTTGTAAGATACTCGCGCGCCAAAAAGCCATTGCCCTTAACAATCAGGGGGTATCCCGTAGGGAAGGGGGGACGTATGTCCCCCCACTATTTTCTTTATATAAATATATAATGAAGCATTACACCAGACACGCAGGAAAAGTTATGGTCAAAGGATCAATGTATAACAAAGTTGTTGGATCTCGCGCCGAAGTTTGGCACGGTTGTGCACGTAAGACTTCAGGAGGTCTTACAAAAAAAGATTTAATGAAAAACAAATCAGGACGTCTTGTTTCCAAGACCAAACACACTACCGCTAAAAAAGAGAAACGTTTATTAAAAGCTGGTTACGGAACCAAGAAAGGAAAATTCGGTGCCGTCAAACTTTTCAAGGGAAAATCAAAGAAAATGCGTGGAGGTTACGGAGGAGTAAATTATTCATTGAGTCCTTCCGAAATCAGTGGTATTACTCAAACTTCAGGCGTTGATTTACAATTCGTTGCAGGTAATGCTGCCTAAACAAAGTAGTTATAACCTTTACAAATTTACACCTTTGCACATTCAAAACGCCCACAAAGTGGGCGATTATGAGTGGCAAAGGCAACAGTTACCACGCAGTTGAAATGTGCGAAGGTGTAAAGATTTATAATCTTATCATATTATAGTTTAACATTCGTAAAAACCATAATATGTCTAAAACCAAAACCAAAACCCAAAAACTTCCATTAAGATATTTACCAAGAAGACTTACGAAAAATGATCGTATCAAAGCAAAAAAAGAATTATTAAAATCGCGTAAAGCCTATCGAAAAGGAAATTATTATACACGAAAAACTCTCTCTTCCTTTCATTCCAAACCCTCCAAATTTATTGGAAAAGCAGAGAAAATGTACCAAGTTGAGAGAATTGATGCAACCAATGAATTATCGAAAGCGTCCGGTTGTTCGAAAGAAGCATTAGCAAAAATCATTCAAAAAGGAGAAGGCGCGTATTTCTCTTCCGGATCCAGACCCAATCAAACCGCACAATCTTGGGGAAAAGCCAGATTAGCTAGCGCATTAACTGCAGGAAAAGCAGCCGTTGTCGATTATTCCATTTTAGAAAACGGTTGCAAACCCGGAAGTCAAGGCTTGAAAATGGCCAAAAAAGCCATTCGAAAATATGGAAAATCATTGAGAAAAACGCCTAAAGTATAAATGAATAAAAAAACAATTTTTAATTTTCTCTCATAAGCATTTAAAGACTATAGAAAAAGATAAGATATAAAGTATTGAAAATGAATATGAACGCAGATATAGAAAATAGCTCTACTGTTGTAGGAAATGTATTAACCATTAAAACGGTACAAATCTCTCCTTTTCGAACTCTGATGACTGCATTAAAGGATATTTTATTAGAAACCAACATTACTTTTTGTCCAGATGGGATTCGAATTATTAATATGGATAAATCACATACGATTTTGGCACATCTTTTTTTAGAGGCTCAGAATTTCGAGTTTTATGAATGTAAAAAGGAAAAAATCATTATTGGGGTCAATATGTTTCATTTGTTCAAACTCATTAATTCGATTGATAACAATGATACATTGACCATTTATATTGAAAATGCAGATTATGCGGACGGAATTGTCTCTTATTTAGCCTTGAAATTTGAAAATGGAGATATTAAACAATGTAAAACACAGAAGTTGCGTTTGATTGAACCTGATCCGGAAGAATTGGAATATCCGGATGTGAAATTTTCTTCGGTCATTAATTTACCTTCCAATGATTTCCAGAAAATTATCCGAGATTTATCTTGTATTTCGGATAAATTGGAAATTAAATCGGTTGGAAATGAATTGATTTTTAAATGTGCTGGACAATTTGCCTCTGCAGAAATCCATCGTACCGAAGCCGATGGAAGTATGGAGTTTATTCTAAAACAGAATTCATCGAAAATTATTCAAGGAGAATTTTCTCTGAAAAATTTGGGGTATTTTATTAAATGTACCAATTTATGTGATCAAATTGAAATTTATTTGGAAAATGATTTACCGATGGTTGTCAAATATAATGTGGCGAGTCTGGGAGAAATTAAATTATGTTTGGCTCCGTTGCCATCCCTTTAAGTAGGGGGACGGAAGTCCCCCCTTGCCTACGGTAGACCCCCTCAGTAGGGGGATATACATCCCCCCTTGCCTACGGTAGACCCCCTCCTTGCTGCTTTGGATGGATTGACTCGGCGCAGAATATTCTACAAGGAAACTTGACAAAGAACTCTTGCTTCGCAAAAAATTCGTTGTAAAAAACTCGGCCCGAAGGGGTCCGCGCCCGGGAATGGTTGGATATGATGCTAAAATATATTTACAAGTATATTTTTTTATTATCAAATATGGTAACAAAAAAATAATAATAAGATCAATCTAAATGGTGCAACCCGGGCGCGGACCCCTTCGGGCCGAGCTTTTTACAACGACTTTTTGCGTAGCATCAATTTTTTGTCAAGTTTCCTTGTAAGATATTCTGCGCCGACTCAACAAGATAAAATGTAAAGAGGAGGGATCATAAGGGAACCTAGGTTCCCTTAAGTGGCATACATCAATCCACAATTACCTCCAATGAAATTGACGACATTCACTCGTTCTTCGTATAAAATAAAGTTGTAATTATATTCATAGATACGCCAAGTCGGTTTATTAATCCCAATGATATTTCCACTTTCAGGATCACAAATGGTCAAACTTTGTGCCAATGGGTCCAAAGCAGGAATAATGGTAGTGAATTCCAACTCAATGTTGTTGAATCGACTCATATTAATGGCCCCAGATGGCTGTAAATTGAGTGGGTTAGTATCTAAACAAAAATTATAACAATATAATCCGTCAGGTGCACCAGCGGGAGTACGTGTATATTTTTCAATATAATTGAAAACACCTGTTGGTTGAATATTCTCACGATATTGTCCATCAAATAAAATTCCTAAAGCAACTAAAATCTGTTTTTGATTTGCTTCAGTATAAATACCACTAATATAATACCCTGTTGGGGTGCCATCCGGATTTATTCCTGGACCGAGATAACTACCTAAAATCGGATAAGTTGTTTCGGTTGGCGCAGGAATCACCCCGTGAGGAATGATACGATATGGCCAATTCGAATAATTCGTCCATTCATTTCTCAAATTCACATCACTTCGTTGTAAATAAAACATCCAATCAACGACCATTCCTACCGAATCCAATTCGATTTTATTGGGTCCAGTTACATTGTAAAAGATTTTCTCGTGAATTTGTTTGAATAAATATTTTTGTTCATTTTTGGCAAAGACTTGGGATTCGTCATTGGAGAGAAAACAATAAGTACAATTCAAATGAATATCCGCATTCCACGATGTTCGTGTATCGAGATAAGAATTAATCCCTAGTTCTACATCCGGTGGTGGCTGTAAAAAACGATACATTTGCATATAAAAAGTATTGAAATTTGGAGCTACATAAGGGTAATTGTTATATGAATCATATACATCACGGATTTGGAAAAGTTCATTAACTGGACGCATCGTAACATTAATATGCAATTCATTATACTGTAAAGAAATCAATGGAAACGCCATTTGAGATTTCAAATTGAACCAAGCATTTAACGGGATATACAAAGTACGTCCACGAATAGAGGGTTCCGGCCCCGCTGGACTCTCAGTATAAAATGCATTTGGGTAAGCATTCAATTTACCATTTGCAATCGCCGGATCAACCAATTCTGGAACTTCACCAACCATTCGTTCAAAAAGTAACTGTTTTGTACCAATTGCATCACGACGTACTGAATTCAACAAATAATCGCCGGAGAATTCTTGTAAAGTTTGATTCCCACAAGTAATGGTTATTTTTGCAATCATTAAAGCGCCAATATATTCAATCCAGCGAAATTCATAAGCAGCCCAATCAGTAACCGTTTTTTCTCCATTTGGTTGGGTTACTTCAATGGGAGGTACAATCGGACTCCAAATATGAGGTAAAGTAACGGATAAATAACAATCCATTAGTAAATCCGCATATCTAGGTATTTTAAAAGTAAAATTCGATTCCGTTGTCATTTGAAGCGTCTTGGAACCTTCAAAATCTACGCGAAATTTTTGTAATCCAAAATTCGTATATTTGGCATAAGTTGCTTTAAAAAAAGTTTTGGATGGATTTCCATTTAAAATAATATTTTGTTGTCCTTCACTCACTAAATTTAATAATCCTCCAGCCATTCTTTCAAGATATATATAGTAAGTATTTATTTTTATGTGTTTTCATCGTTTTATAATTTATAATATTCATCTGTAAATTATAAATTATAAAAATAATATATTATAATAAGAGTATCCGTCCTTATGAATTCAATTACTTCTTTTTCTTCTTCCTTACTTGATCCTTTACAATTGTTAAAAAAGATCAAAGATTTGGATGAAAATTTTATTACCTTTATGATTTTTATTTTTATTGTATCTATGATTATTTGTATGATTTTTTATATGATTTATTTATCACGTTTAGAGTCTATGGAATGTACTCATATGACCAAGTTATATGGTTCTTTGAATAAATATTTAAAATCGATTTCTTCCACCAATCCTGACTTTAGTGGAAATTTAAATGATTATTATATCAAAACCGCTTATAATGCTTGTAGCGGGGGGTCTTATAAAAACGATTTTGTCAGTATATGTAATTTGAAAAACATTTTAAAACAAGGAGTACGTGGTCTAGATTTCGAAATTTATTCCATTGATGATAAACCAATGGTCGCTACTTCTACTACGGATGATTTTTATGTAAAGGAAACCTTTAATAGTGTCCCTTTTGTCGAAGTAATGGAAACATTGAAGAATTATGCATTCTCCAATAGTACTGCGCCAAATCCAAAGGATCCACTCATTTTACATTTAAGAATAATGAGTAATAATCAAACGATGTATACCAATTTATCTCAAATATTTAAATCGTATGAAAATTTAGTCCTTGGGAAAGATTATAGTTATGAAAATTATGGAAAAAATATTGGGCGTACTCCTATTTTAGACCTTTTAGGGAAAATAATAATTATTGTGGATCTAAATAATAAGACCTTTTTACAAAATGAAGATTTTATGGAGTTTGTCAATATGACAAGTAATTCTATGTTTATGCGCACGCTTAGTTATTATGATGTGGAATATTCCCCTGATATTCAAGAATTACGAGATTTTAATAAAGCGAATATGACGATTGTATTACCTAATAAAGGGGCGAATCCGAATAATCCGAATCCAATCGTTTGTAGAGAAACTGGATGTCAAATGGTAGCGATGCGTTACCAAAAAGTAGATGAATATTTGGAAAATAATATTGTTTTTTTTGATAATTATGGCTATGCTTTTCAATTGAAACCTAAAAATTTGACAAGTCAAAATGTAACCATACCAGATCCGACACCACAAAACCCGGAGTTATCTTATAAAACGAGAACGGTGGAAACAGATTATTACAAGTTCAACTTTTAAGGGGGATGTACATCCCCCCTATGACCCCCTCCTTGTGAAGGGCAATGGCTTTTTACTTTGTTAACTCGGCGCGGGATCTACAACCATTTCTACAATGATATTGCGCTACGCATAATATGATTGTCCCATACTTTGTAGATACTCGCGCGCCAAAAATCCATTAAGAGGAGGGGTTAAAGGGGAACCTTGGGTTCCCCTTAAAGGGAGGGGTCATAGGGGAACCGTTGGTTCCCCTAATAATATTCATGTTATATATATAAGAAGCTACAAAGATCAAAAAATGGCATCCAATAAAAAAACGTGTGCCAAAGGAATGACCTATGAAGATTGTGAACTCGCGATTTTACGTATGCAAGTCGATAATGCACAAGACAAAATGGCAAGACGGGTAGTACAATCCCCCGAAATCAAAAAACTTTTCGAAATCGTAGAAAATTTTATTCAGAAAAAGGCACTCGTGTGTTACGGTGGCATAGCCATTAATGCTTTACTCCCTACTGAAGATAAGATTTACGACGAAGAAGTCGACCTCCCTGATTACGACTTTTTCTCTCCCAATGCCCTCGAAGACGCAAAACATTTAGCCGATCTTTTTTATAAAAAGGGATACAAAGAAGTCGAAGCCAAAAGCGGACAACACCACGGAACCTATAAAGTATTCGTCAATTTTCTTCCCATTGCAGATATCACACAATCTCCCAAAGAATTATTCAAGGTAATTAAGGCAAATGCTGTGAAAGTCAATGGAATTTTATATACCGACCCAAATTTCCTGAAAATGTCAATGTTCCTTGAATTATCGAGACCAAGTGGAGACACCTCTCGTTGGGAAAAGGTTTTAAAACGTTTGATGTTGATTAATAAAGCCTATCCTTTAAAAGACGATAATTGTAAAAAAGTAGAATTCCAAAGAGATTTTGACACGGATACGAATGATAAAACAATCCCAGCTGAAAAAAAAGCACCAATCATATACGAAACGGTCAAAGAAACATTCATTCGTCAAGGCGTCGTTTTTTTCGGCGGTTATGCAATTTCTCAATATGCACAATATATGCCCAAATCCATTGGTCGAAGAGTAGAACATATTCCTGATTTCGATGTCATCTCCAAAGATCCTTTGAAAACCGCAAAAGTCGTGAAAGAACGATTAGAAGATGTGGGTATTGGCAACGTACAAATTATGAAAAGAGAACCCATTGGAGAAGTGATTCCGATTCATTATGAAATCAAAATAGGAAAAAATACAATTGCCTTTATTTACAAACCGGTTGCTTGTCATAGTTACAATGTTCTTTTAATCAATGGAGAGAAAATTAAAATCGCAACGATTGATACGATGCTCAGTTTTTATTTGGCGTTTTTATATGCGGATCGCGCTTATTATGATCCGGAACGAATTCTTTGTATGTCAAAATTCCTTTTTGATGTTCAGTATAAAAATCGCCTGGAACAAAAGGGACTTTTACGCCGATTCAGTATTATTTGTTATGGACATCAAGAATCCGTCGAAGAAATGCGTGCGGAAAAAGCCAATAAATATAAAGAACTTTCAGCAAAACGAGGAACGAAAGAATTTGAAGAATGGTTTTTGAATTATCGACCTGGAGAGAAAAAAACGATTCCTTTACACCTTTGGACAATTAAACCGCCGACTAATCGGCGGTTAATCAGTCACAAAGGTAACGGTTACCAGGCTATTGAAATAGCCGAAGGTGTAAAAACACCAAAAACACAAAAAAATCAGAAACCAAAAACGAAAAAGCGAAAAACGAGAAAAGTCACTTTTTGGTAAAGAATGAACCTTAAACACAGAAATATTCAATTATCGTTTTATTGAAATGGTGTAATAAACGATAAAATAATTGATGATAAAAAGTATGCGACATTTCATCCAAGACATATCTCTCCAAAAGATAAAAGAACCAGAAACTCCAAAAGATAAAGCGTTCAATGGATACCTTTAATAAATGCCAACTTTGATTGATGATATTCCATTGATCAAGATAACTACACATCATTGTTTTCTCTCCTTTATCAAAAAAAGAAAAAGCATCTACCATTCCCATCAAGATTCGTTGAATATTATTCTTTTCTTTTTTAATAATGAACATATCCAATATTTTATCGTAATGGGAGAGATTAATGTAAAGGCATTTTCTTCTCTCTAATGATTTATTTGAACCGAAGATATATGGAAAAAGACCATCCATATATCTGTTTTTATAAAAACACGATTTCCCGCATATAAAGGCAATGTAACTCGATTTAAGTACTGTGTTTAAAATATCTTCATTACTTTTGTACGTTGATTTTACTACCTTTTTACCTTTTTTGAAATCATAATAAGTAACAAAAAATTTCTTATTTATTTTCAAATAAAAATCGTCTGGAATAAATTTACGAATTTCATCGCAAAAGGTATGGACAATCATCAAATTTTTCTTTTTTTTTAAATGTGTATAAACATCTTTATAAAAAGCAACAGCAAAATCAAGGCGATCCAATTGATAAATGAGGCCTAACATTGCTCCAATACTTACTCCTGAAATTCTCTCGATTTTAATTTTCTTTTTCTCTTCCATATTTTTCAAAAAATAAAGAATTCCTAACATATAACTACCATTGAAAGCACCACCTTCGAGTATTAAATCGATTTTTGTTACTGATTCTGGTTCAGGCAACCCTTCAATTAATTTTTCAACCATTTTTTGATACATTTTCTTATCTTACTGTTATTTTATAAATATGTAAAGTAAATTTATAAAATGATTTTTTACGCCTTCAGCTATCTAAATAGCTTTGGTAACGGTTACCTTTGGACAATGAATCAATGACAAAGGTGTAAAAACACTACATTGAGATGCTAAAACCGATTTGTATAAAACATTATTTTCTCCAAAAAATAATAAACGAAACCAAAAAGAGCACTTGAAAAGACAAAGCCAGTTAAATTAAAATTTCCGTCTTTATGAAAAAGAGCAGGAAAATATTGAAATAATATTTTTCTAAAAAAGGGTAATTGAAAAAGAAAATAAAGAATGGCTAAAAGAAATGGATTTTGTATTTCACTATACATTTCATCTAAAGAATTCCCTTGCTCACTTTTTCGACTATATTTTCTTACAATTTCTTCATTCGTTTCGTATTCGGTATCTTTGATATAATCATTTGTTAGAGGCTGAGGAGGTTGTGGAATATAATTCGGCTGGATATTTGGGTCTTGGGTGAGAGGAGTAGTCATTTGAGGAATATTACGTGAGGGTAACAGAGTTGCCCCAGTTGCACTCGCTTGTTGAAGTCCGTTCACAATTTGATTGATCGTTGTTTGATCTAAACTAACCCCGGCATTACTTATCTGTCCTGAAGAGTTTTGATCTATACCCATACGTTCGGTAATCGATAAAGAAATATTGTTTGATACATTTCCACCGCCGACGGGGTCGGTGGGTAAATCCATAATATTTGTGGTATCACTCATAAATAGGAAAAAGAATTCTTGTATTTTAATCGTACGAATTCTCTCGATTTATTCTCTTTCTTCGGCTATTTCAATAGCCTTGTATAATCGCCGAACCAAAGGGTTCGTTCTGTGACTTAATTGTCTAAAGATTTAAATTCCAAGATCTTTTTCTTTGGATCACACTTGGTAGCTTCCGAGACATATTTATAACATTTATTATCTGTACTTTTATAGATTTTATCTTTGATTTCTTCTAAAGGAGGTGCGTGAAAAAGAATACAATTTTTATCTTTACAAACAACACGAAAGAGAGAAGCGAGACCGAATCCTAAAAGAATAGACATTACGTATTTTCCACTTTTACTACTTACAAATTTACTAAAATTTATCATATATTCTGGACTTCCTTACTATAATATATGATAAAAAATGCTACGAAAAAAACAGTCAAAAAATAGTCAAAAAACAGTCAAAAAACAGTCAAAAAACAGTCAAAAAACAGTCAAAAAGTAACTAGAGGAGGGATTTCACTTAATTAACCTTGAATCGGTATGGAACTAAGAAAACTTACATCTTGTGGACATTCTACATTTACTTGCTTAAATTGAAAACAATTGTCCGCTTTATCTTTAAATAAGATACTATCGACATTTTCCGGAGTAGGATATACATAAATCACTTTCATATCTGGTCCCATTACATAAGCGAAAAAAAGACCAATCGCAAAACTAACAAGAAAAATGGGGAGAGAAATGTTATCGAATATCATAAATAATAAGGATATATTATTCTTTTGTTAGAAAATTATTCATCCTCTTCATCTTCTTCATCTTCTTCATTTTCAACTTCGTATTGATCCTCCTCCCTCAAAGGACGATTTTTTCTGGTTTGTTTCACGTTTCCAGTTATTTCTCTCACTTTTCTTGTTTTTGTTTTTTGAGTATTCCCACTTCCTAAATGAAATTCCAATACTTCAGGGTAAACATTGGCCGATTCAATATCTTCTAAGGTAAATTTTTCTTGGATTAAATGATAAATCTGATCTTCCAATTCTACACGACTACTCATATATTTTAAATTACGTATTTTGGTTAAAAGCGGTTGCAATTGATTGACATAAATTTCAACTGAATCGTTGACAAAAGAGGCTTCCTTGTTTTCATTGAATTTTCCAACGGCTTCTTTGATTTCATCAATGATTAGATAAGCCGTTTCTTGGTTCTTATTCAAGATTTCCTTTTCTTCTTTATTATTGGTAATATCGTTAAACTCACTTAAATGGAAAGAATACGAATTCGTCAATTCACTAATTTCTTTTTTCAATAACTCAAAATTATTCAAGGCTTCTTCTGTGCTAATATATCCAAAAAGAAGATCGTTTTTATCTCGAATTAAATTGTTTTTTTCTTTTTGAAGAGTTTCTTCGACATCCTGAATAATATCTAAATAAGATTCTAGTCCTCTACCCGCATTAATAACGATTCGTAAATCACACGGATTCACAATGTCTCCACAAAAAGCCGATAAAACACGATAATTTTTTTCCTTGTCCAATTTCGATGAAAAAAGAGTTCCGACTGGACGACTGCAATTAATACATTTGGGTTTCAAAGATTGGAAAGCTGTTTTTTTCTCTCGTTTGTTCAACTTTTTATTGCGCCCTATTTTATTGGCATCATTCTGAATTGCGGTTTGGTATTTATTTTTTAATTTGAAATATTCATTGACAGCTTCTTTAAAATTGTAATTGTTTTGTATTTGTTTGCTTGTCATCTTTTTGTATTATATATTCTTTAGATTTTTAATATATAATATTTCTTATTTGATTGATAACTTGATTTTTCGGTTTATATGTAAATTTTCTGATTTTTCCGGATATCCTCATATTCATTGTCCCAATTGGGTAGTCCAGTAATCAGTTCTTGATGAGCCTGTTTTTTTGCTTGTTGAAACGTTTTGATCTTTGATAAAATATATTGCTGTTTTTCTCTCGTTTTCTGCTCTTTTTCGGCGGAGGTTAATCGTCCTTTGTATTTATAAAGTAAGATAAATCCTAGAATCATTAAGAAGAGTCCAAATAATCCTAGATTTAATAAAAAATTATGATGTTTTTCTTTGAAATGATGGCATTGCTTCAAGGTTTCGCGTAAAAAATATTTGACACCCGGCTCAATGAGACTCGGTTTTGGGATGGGCGGTTCTGAACCAAAATAACTCATCGAATAAAAATACTAATAAATCTTTTTATTATAAATCTTTTTTTGCTACTTGTATATTTTTTGATAAATAATTTATAATCTTTATATATGGTGAAATTGTTAGAATTAATTGCCGAATTGAAGTTGACTGCGTTGTATCAAAGTAATAGTAAAATATCAACTTATTCATCTACCGGGGAATGTTTATACAATATTCAAAGTATTCATCAATGTTTACAAGAAATGATTTCTCTAGAAACATTTGATATCAAAGAGAGAAATATATTGAATTTACTCGATACCACCGATATAGATTCAAAGAAAGAAATAAAAGAAAGATGTAATAACTGTACGAATAATACTACTACGTATAATAGTACGAATAATAATTGTAATTTAATTCAAAATGATCAATTATTACTAGATGAAATACCTGTCGAATTACAAGGATTAGATTATGGAATTTATCCAAATAATCAAGCGATTTATAATGATTTACGGTTTATTTATAATAAACTTCTTAATTATTTTCCTCACGCTATTTTTTATCCTCGATGTGAAAAAGAAATCTCGTATTTGATTCAAAATTTTGTAATTAACAAAGCGGAATTTGCAATTCGATGCGGTGGTCATGCTTATGAAGCGGCTTCCTTATCTTCTGGTTATATTTTAGATGTTAAAAATATGCCAGGTTATATAAAAATAAGTAAAGATCGAAAAACAGCCAAAATAAGTTCTGGACTTCGATTAGGTTATGTCATTGAAAAATTGGCTGAATATTCGCTTATTACACCTACTGGTGAAAATTCGTGTGTAGGTATTTCCGGATTAAGTTTAGCGGGTGGAAAAGGGAATTTGACTAGATTATATGGGTTAACGTGTGATAATATTATTTCATTAAAAATAATTAATTACAAAGGCGAAATAATAAAAGTAAGTGCCAAAGAATACTGTGATTTATTATGGGCGTGTAAAGGTGCCGGATCAGGGAACTTTGGAGTCATTACTGAGTTTGAATTGAAACTATATGAAGATGTTTACTGTCAATTTGAAACATTGACGTGGGAATGGAATGCCGAACAAGCAATAGAAATATTCATTTTATATCAACAAATCATTTTATCTTTTCCAAATACGGTAAGTGCAGAATTTAATATGACGTATAATAATGGAATCGCCTCATTTAAAATAAAATTTATAAAATTTGATCAAAGTCCTCTTGTTGAAAGTAAAATATTCGAAAAATTATATAATCCAACCATTACTACGTGTAGTGGTTATTATTCAAAAATAACCGATTGTTGGGTAGATTATGAGAAAGGACAAAATCCGCCTTTTAGTAAAATAAAATCATCGATGATTTTTAAACCTTTACAAAAAGAGGGGATTGAATTATTAGTTCATTCCATTGATATTTATTTGAAAAAGGGGGTTCAATTGAATTATCAATTGAATTTTACCCAATTAGGCGGGGAGGTTGTCAATGGAAATAGTTCTTATTTCCCAAAAAATGCAATTATGGTTCTTTCTTATTTTATGCAATGGACTTATCCAGAATATACAGATGATTCCAAACTTTTTTTGAAAAAATTGTATCAAAAAGTATTACCCTATACTTCGATCTATTGTTTTCCGAATTTAATTGATTATGATATTGTCGATTATATGGAAAAATATTATGGAGAGAATAAAAAGAAATTAGTGAAAATTAAAAAGAAATATGATCCATTCAATATATTTAAATATCGTCAAAGTATCCGATGAACCGAAAAATGAACGATTTATAATCTAATGATAATTTATTAGCTATAAATTAAAAAATAGAGACGATGAATTATTCTTTTTTAAATATTATTTTTTTTATTATCACAACAGTTATTTATTTTATGGCCATTCGACCAAAACTGACAAGTCAAATGATGAATAATTTGGATGCGCGGGTTACTTATCAAAAACAGAAATTCGTATCTTTAGGAATTTATTTTTTACTTGTTGTGTTGGTACAATTTGTCATTAACTGTGCTGTACTTAGTTCAAAGTGTGGCGGAAATATGAGTGAAAATATTGGAAGTGCTGCATTTGTTACCTTTTTCAATTGGTTCTTAATGTTTGGAGTTGTCATTGTTGTTTTAGTGGCTTTTCCGGGAATGAAATCCGCTTTTTCGGATGTGGTTGGTTATTTTTATGTATCAAGAAAAGCGAATCAATTATTGTCGGATTTATTGGTGGATCCGAAATTATCTAGTAAAATAAATTCGGCCACTCAAGGAAATCCAGATAAAAAACGAGAATTGGAAACCGCTGCTGATACCATTCTTAAAATATGTGGAAATACGTCGATTTTAATTAATCAAATGAGTCCTACCAATTTTATGGAATATTGGGGTCTTTTACAACCTTTGGTGAAAGATAACTATCAGGGAAATACGGAAGCTTCTCAACAAATAAGAAATCAGTTGTTTGATTTAGTAGTAACCAAAGATACCATTGGGGAATCGATGTGGTATTTATATAGTGGTATTTTGATGGTATACATTGTTCAATACAAAATTGCCACGAATGGGTGTAAAATAAATGCTGCAAAAATGGAAGACAATTATAAGAAGTTTCAAGAGGAGGAACAAGTAAAACAGGAGGAGGCTATAGTATATACGAAGAACGGAGAAGAAAAGTAATTTAAGAAAAACAAGGAAAACAAAGAAAAAATTATATTTAGTTATATTATAATGTATTCTCTTTTTTCCAAAACCAGACCCGGTCGTAAAAATTATACTACTAAAAAAGGTGACAAAGTTTATCACAGTAAAGGTCATTATGTAAGAAAAACACATCGTCCTTATAGTTATCATAAGGGTTCTTTGTCAAAGACACGTAAAGGAAGAAAGAATTTTACTACTAAAAAAGGAAGTCGTGTGTTTCATCGTAAAGGACATTACGTTCGTAAATCACGTAAGCCTTTTATGTAAGAAATGTAATAAATGATATATTTTGATATTTTTTTTATAAAAATATCAAATGCTTGTATTGGAAGATAATAAATATTTATTGAGTTAAATCCATTTATAAGGTCCTTCACCTTTTAATAATGATGTTTCTTTATCCGGTTCTGTGTCAATATTTTGTCTTCTACCTTGTAAAAACCAATAGAATTCACGATTTTCACCATAAACTTTGAATTGATTATTATCAAATTTGCCAACTTCTAAATGATTCTTTGAAACTCCATTATAAATAGGGGTTATCTGGATGGTAAAATCATCTGCTAAACTAGAAACATAATCGGGTAATACAATACTTGTAAAAATATTATTTGTAATTTTACCTTGACCACGGTAATAAACCCCTGCTTCTGGACCTTCTAAACAAGAGTGAACTAAATATTTATCTTTTTTCGTTGGATGGTCGATCACGAATGTTTTTGCAGTACTAGAAATTATTTCTTTTGTTATTGGGTTCCAATATAATCCACCAGTAGTACCTGAACCAACATTAATTGTTATAGGATTAATAAATAAACCGCTATTTTGTGATGCATTTAATATATCATCGCTAGAATTTAAAATAATTGAATTTGCAATTTGACCGGTATATCCAGCGTTTTTACCTATTGCAATTGCGTTTATACCTTGATTGAAATATCCTGCGTTTTCACCTATAGCGAGTGCACTAGATTTTTGACCGGTATTTCCAGCATTCGTGCCAATCGAAATTGCGTTAGCTTGTTGATTATTTTTACCAGCACCACTACCTAATGAAATTTTTGAATTTCCAACTGTCCAATTTGTACCATTCCAATAAACATAATCACCATAATTTGTACCTAATGGAGTGAAACTTCCTGTAGGACCAGTGTATCCTGTATAACCCGTTCTTCCTGTATAACCTGTGTAACCAGTAAAACCTGTGTAACCGGTTGAACCAGTAGGACCAGTGTATCCTGTATAACCCGTTCTTCCTGTATATCCTGTGAAACCAGTATAACCTGTGTAACCAGTAAAACCTGTGTAACCGGTTGAACCAGTAGGACCAGTATCACCTGTATATCCTGTAAAACCGGTATATCCTGTATAACCTGTACGACCAGTATATCCTGTATAACCAGTATAACCTGTACGACCAGTATATCCTGTATAACCGGTATATCCTGTATATCCAGTCCCACCTCCTGCTGGTCCAGTAGGACCTGTGAAACCAGTATAACCTGTGTAACCAGTAAAACCTGTACGACCAGTATATCCTGTATAACCAGTATATCCAGTCCCACCTCCTGCTGGTCCAGTAGGACCTGTGAAACCAGTATAACCTGTGTAACCAGTAAAACCTGTACGACCAGTATATCCTGTATAACCAGTATATCCAGTCCCACCTGTATAACCTGTACGACCAGTGTAACCAGTATATCCTGTATAACCGGTTGATCCTGTAAAACCTGTAAAACCTGTATATCCTGTATAACCTGTACGACCAGTATATCCTGTATAACCAGTATATCCAGTTCCACCTCCTGCTGGTCCAGTAGGACCTGTGAAACCAGTATAACCTGTAAAACCTGTATATCCTGTATAACCTGTACGACCAGTATATCCTGTATAACCAGTATATCCAGTTCCACCTCCTGCTGGTCCAGTAGGACCTGTGAAACCAGTATAACCTGTGTAACCAGTATATCCAGTCCCACCTCCTGCTGGTCCAGTAGGACCTGTGAAACCAGTATAACCTGTGTAACCAGTGTAACCAGTATATCCTGTATAACCGGTTGATCCTGTAAAACCTGTAAAACCGGTTGATCCTGTAAAACCTGTAAAACCGGTATATCCTGTATAACCAGTATATCCTGTAAAACCTGTTACACCAGTGTATCCTGTATAACCTGTAAAACCGGTATATCCTGTATAACCAGTATATCCTGTAAAACCTGTTACACCAGTGTATCCTGTATAACCTGTACGACCAGTGTAACCAGTATATCCTGTATATCCTGTAAAACCTGTATATCCAGTAAAACCAGTATAACCTGTGAAACCAGTAAAACCTGTGAAACCTGTAAAACCTGTAAATCCTGTATATCCTGTATAACCCGTTCTTCCTGTATATCCTGTGAAACCAGTATATCCTGTATAACCAGTAGGACCTGTGAAACCAGTATAACCTGTGTAACCAGTAAAACCTGTGTAACCGGTTGAACCAGTAGGACCAGTATCACCTGTATATCCTGTAAAACCTGTGTAACCTGTACGACCAGTGTAACCAGTATATCCTGTATAACCGGTTGATCCTGTAAAACCTGTAAAACCTGTATATCCTGTATAACCTGTACGACCAGTGTAACCAGTATATCCTGTATAACCGGTTGATCCTGTAAAACCTGTAAAACCTGTATATCCTGTATAACCTGTACGACCAGTATATCCTGTATAACCAG